GACAGCCTGCGCTTAGCCGAAGCAATCGCCAATTCAGCAGCGTCCTACATTGTACCAGCCGGAACGGACCTGCTGGTATCTGCCGACGCCGAACTAAACGGCGATCCGCTACAAGGTTTCGCCGAAGCCAACCGGAACGGGCGTACACTAACAGTCGATACCGGGGAAGCGACATTCGGCGGTCACTATGTTGCATCGGATGACACGACAGTTACGGACTCGGTAACTGGTAACAACGTTCACGACGCTACGATCCCCGAGAACCGGAACAACGAAACGGTGTATCTGGCGGTTGATCGGACCCGGACCGACCGGATCATCATAGACATTGATGAAAACATTAACCTTAGCTCCGTTCACGCGCCACGCGTCTCCTTGTTCGACGTTAGTACTGATTCGTCTTCAATTACAAACGTTACTAATCAGCGGAATACGAAACCGACACTCGACTTACGAAACGCCCGCTACGAAGGTCCGGAAAGCCAACCCGTAGACGAAGCGAACAAAGCCCAATTCCTCCGAGGCCTACAGCCTGATCAGTTCGTCCGATCGGACGAAGACGACACCTTAACCGGGGTATATCTCTTTACACCCGGCGGCGGTTCAAACGGAGTACCAGGCGAAGGAAGCGGCGAAAAGCTCCGGGTAGCCAGTGGAACCAGCGACTTCCTGCATACTCAGCAGGGCGGCAACGGCAGAGTGGCGCTTACGTGGAACGCGTACTATGACGGCAGCAACGGCGTGTGGCGCTGTATCGTAGCAAACGAAGAAGCAACGATGTTAGGCCTGAGCAACCGAAACCCGTCCGGTGCATCGGGTGGGGGTGTAGTCCGGGCGGTAGCATCACCGAAGAGCAACGCCGACGCCGAACTGTCCTGGCAAACCCGGACGTTAGACGATAACGGAGACCTATACATCAATGGCGAACGGATGCAAACGATCCCCGTTCGTTCAACCGATCCGTCTGATAGCAACATTCCGAACGACCAAGCCGCGATTTACTTCAAGAACTAAGGTGCGTACGCCATGCCACAACCAATAGACGAAATCGTAGCCGGCGGTCGCGAAATAAACGTCTACGACCCGAACGACTTAGACGGCGAACACCTGGTAGTTGACCGCACGGGCGACACGGCCTTAGGCGGCATAGCCCTGGATTCGGACCCATCAGCAGCGGACACGGACCTACGGGCAAAACTGGCAAACGGCGCTGAATACGGCGTCGTAGACGACCTACAGCGGCTTGTAGACGATTTCAGCGGGTACACGGTTAGTGAACCGCCACCTCCTTGGGACGTGACAGGGGGGCCATACCCCTGGCAAGTCAAAGAACGCAGTTGGGCTTCGAACGGGCGCGTCTACCGACTAATCGGAGAAACGCAAAGCGGAAGCCCAACACGCCACAGTCACGGGTCCATTCCCGGTGATGGATTAGACGAGTACTGTCCGTCCCCACCTTTCGATATTTACATCCGATTCCGGATCTACGATAATGGAAACGAAGACGAGTTTTCGTTCCACTGGAACGCCGAATATCGGGACTACGACGGGTGGAAAAACACCTTCGAATACATCTTAGACCAAGACGAAGTATTCGTCGGGCAAAAAGAACCGAACGCCGGATTCAACCGGAACGACAGGGACACAAGCGCCAATATAACGGAAGGAGAAACGATAGACGCACATGTGCGGCAAAGAGCCGATGGGCATTGGACTTTTGACGATAGCAACGGCGTCAACCTGGATACGAGAAACGATGACCAACCCCCCGAAGACATTACCGACGACTACTTCGGTTGGTCGTTTTCAGTCGAAGAGTACGATGTCGTAGAAATTGACTACATTGAAATTGACAAGTAAGACCTGCTAATCTGTAGCTGTAGTAATGGCGGTCGTTATAACGAATAGGCATATCGGGATTTCCATCGTAGCTGTATTCATGTCTTTAGCCGTGGCCTCTTCGTTCGGATTCGGGGTGTATCCTGCCGAAGTCGCGCGCGAATTTTTGCTCTTAGCCGGCGGCCTGCTTACCTCCGAAACCGTCAGACTCGGCTACAGGACCGCAAAAGGGGACGGGTCACTCCTTAACCCCGAGGGTAACAGCAACACCGGAAATCAAACCGCAAATGAAAGCACGGACCAAGCAGGGTCAAGTGATAAAAACTAAACAGCCACAACGATCCAGTTTGAAGTAAAGCCAAATACCGCGGAACACGAACACTATGCGCAAAATGATACGGTACGAACGGGTCGAAGCAACCGGGAAAGACTACGGAAACGCATTAGCAGGCTTTAGCGTCTTCCTTACAGTCGCCGCAGTCAGTACCGTAGCGCTCGGAATCGCGTCGCCTACCGACGCCGGAATCACAACCACCGCAAACAGTTTCGCATGGGTGGGATACATTCTCTTCTTAGCTGATCGCCGCGAAGAAGAAGCACTAACGACCTTCTTTGCTTCCGGAAGCCTGCTGCTGGTTGGCCTTGGGACGCTGCTACTCGGAGGCGCTACCTATGTCCCGTCCCGAGCGCTAAGCGTCATTCTGATTAGCTCCGGAGCGCTTTTACTGCTGATTTTCACGTCGGCACTCGGTTTCGTAACCAGCATAGCAATCGACCGGAATAAAATGGGAATCCGGGACAAGATCATTCCCCTGCCCATTCGGTCCGCAGTTAAACAAGCGTCACGGGCCGGAAACGAAGCCTACAAACAGAAAAGCGACGAATAGCGACACACAAGCCTTTTGTACCGCGCGCGCGTCCCTTGTGTATGGCACACCCATCGTCGCCATACGAAGCCTCGGATGACCATACCGAGGAACACGAACGCGAAGAACTATCAGACGCCGAAAGCGAAGCCGTAGAAGTTCTGAGCGAAGCACAAGACACATTACAGAAATCCGGAATGCACGGCGAAGCATTATCAAACCACGAACACGTTGCCGGGCTTTGGTCCGCATTCCTCGGAGCTACCATTACCGCCGCCGATGTCGCTATGATGATGACCCAGGCAAAACAGTCCCGGGCAAAAATCGGCAAACCAGTTCGCGACCATTTCATTGACACGGCAGGGTATGCAGCAATCGCAGCAGGGGCGACAGCAGAAGGTTCCGGTCCCGTTTCGTTCACGCAGGTCCCCGGCGGAGACAGAAACGAAGACGAGGTAGAAGACAGCCCCGCAGAAATCTACAAGAACGGGTGGGTCAAAGGCTACGCCGAATCTTTGCGCCTTAACAACCTGAGCGCGAACTTCGACACTCCGGAAACCCGAATCGCCGCCGCAGAAAAAGCGTACGAAGATAGGAAGAAAGCTTCGGAGGAAGCATCACAATGAACGCAATTGACACCATAGAAATGATTTCGGAGGTAGCCGGTGTAGACCCGGAGGACCCGGACCAAACGTTAGGACGGGTGTACTTAGCCGGCCCTATCTTCGGGGCTCATGATGATGGGGAAACCTGGCGCTTAGAAGTTCGCGAAGCCGTCGGACACCTCTTCCAATTCGATGACCCAGTAGAAACGGACCCGGAGGAATTAGGCACCGGGAAAGTAGACCAAAGCAACCCGGAAGCAATCAGAAACAACGCACACAAAATTGTCAGTCAGTCGTTAGCCTCGGTGCGCAAAGCCGACGCGCTGCTGGTTCGTAACAACGGCATAGCGTCGCCAGGAACCGGCTACGAAGTCGCCGCAGCGTTCGGCTACATAGCGCGCTTAGAAACCGCCTTAGACACCGAAGAGCCGAACGCATACGAACCGAACACCGGAGACAGCCCCGAACCGAACACACCGACAGTCGTATGGCATGATAACCCGCCAGAGTACGGCGTTTCCCCGTTCCACCACTTACTTACCACCTACGAAGGGAACGGGCGAAACAAGTGCCTGATTGCATTGGCAACCGCGTTAGCAAAATAGAAGTGCGCTGCGAAGCAGCGCACCGAGGAACGCTAAGGTTTAAGTTCGGGTAGTACGACAGAACCGTTATGATCAGCAAAAACCCCTCCTATAGAAACTATGGTCGGAACTAAGCCAGCACAGTTCGAGCGGTTTTACACATACCTGTCCGACCGCGCCGGCATAGACCCCACTACGCCGAAATACGTTACCCAAACCGGAAGCGGCGGCTTCGATCAGGCATGGTCGGACGAAGACACCTGGTTGACCGCACACGAAGCGCATGAATACCTACAGCGCCACAAGAACGATTCAGGGCAGTACGGCGTTGCTATTGCTATCGAACCCGACGACCGGCTTGTAGCGATAGACGAAGACTTAGAAGACGCGCGCGACGAACCGTTTAAACCCGGCGGCCTGCGGGT